AAGATTGCCCCAATGGACATCGATACAAGGCGATGGGAAATTCAATGGCTGTTCCAGTAATGAAATGGATTGGCGAAAGAATACAACAAGTAGAAAAGGAGCCTAAAGATGTCAGAAGGGGGTAGATGGATATACGACCTAGAGACAGATGGTCTACTTGATACAGTCTCTGTCATACATTGTATAGCTCTGCGTAACGTTGATACTGGCGAAGGCATTTTGTACGGTCCTGACGAGATCCAGATGGCACTCAATATACTACAGAGAGCTGACGAGATCATAGGACACAATGGTATTGCATATGACAACGAAGTGATCCGAATGCTGCATCCTGAGATTAACCTGGATAATGTCAAAGTCACTGACACATTGGTGCTATCTCGATTGATCAGAGCTAACCTCATGCAAGAGGACGCCAGTAGTGTGTTCTTACTTAAGGAGCTACCAAAGAAATACATGGGTAGCCACTCGTTGGCTGCCTGGGGGTATCGCACTGGTAACCACAAAGGTAACTACGATGGTGGCTGGGAAACCTACAGCGAAGAGATGGGCAGCTATTGTCTTCAAGATACATCAGTAACGTTGACCATCTACACCCAGTTTATGAAAGCAGGGTTTTCCCAGGAGAGCATTGACTTGGAACATGACCTGGCTGAGATTTGCCTGGAGATTGGCAACAACGGTTGGACGTTTGATATCAAAGCAGCGTCAGAGCTATACGCTAAGTTAGCCCAGCGCCGTGATGAACTAGGTACAGAGTTAGACGATTTGTTCCCACCGTGGACTATTGAGACTGAGTTCTTGCCCAAAGTGAACAACGCTAAACTAGGGTACGTCAAAGGTGAGATCTTCATCAAGAAGAAGGTCGTGTCGTTTAACCCTGCATCGAGGCAGCACATACATAAGTGCCTAGTCGATAAGTACAAGTGGAAACCCAAAGAGTTCTCTGCATCTGGCCAAGCCAAGATAGACGATGTTGTCTTGTCTGAACTACCGTTCCCAGAAGCAAAGCGCCTAGCGGAATACTTTTTGATACAAAAGCGTATAGGGATGTTAGCTGAAGGCGCTGGTGCCTGGTTAAAGATGGTCGATGATGACGGTAAGATCAGGCATACAATTGTGTCTGGGGCTACAATATCTGGCAGAGCAGCACACCGTGGGCCAAACCTTGGTCAAGTACCTGGCACCTACAGCCCATACGGCAAAGAGTGCCGCAGCTTGTTTACAGTGCCTAAAGATTGGTACCTGGTCGGATCTGATTTATCAGGGCTCGAATTGAGGTGCCTGGCCAATAACCTCAACGACAACGGTGAGTACGCCAAGCAGATCTTAGAAGGTGACATCCACAGCTATAACGCAAAAGCATTTGGTGTTGATCGTCCAACAGCCAAGACCGCCATATATTCTATGATTTTTGGAGCAGGCAATCCAAGGTTAGGAGCTGTTGTTGGTGGCGGTGCAAAGGAAGGCGCCAAGCTAAAAGATGCATACGATAAAGCTGTGCCAGCGTTTGCTGAACTAAAGCGTAACTTAGCTAGAGCTGCAAAGCGTGGGTACCTCAAAGGTATCGATGGCAGACACTTATACTTACGCAGCGAGAGGAATGCATTATCGCAATTGCTCCAAGGAAGTGGGGCAATCATCTGCAAGAAATGGGTGCAGCTCGTCCACAAAGAACTGAAACAAAAGTACGGCCGTGACGCACAGATAATAGCGTGGGTTCACGACGAAGTACAAATAGCATGTAAAACATTGGAGATATCACATGGCGTCCAAACTATCACTAAACGATTGGCAACGCAGTCAGGAGTTGCTTTCAAAACAAAAATCCCCATCGACTCAGAGTATTCAGCGCCTAGCAGAACTTGGGCTGATACCCACTAATCTTGATTCATCAATCATCCTTGCCCTTGGCATGTACATCGTAATCGATCGTGCCTGGAGAGATCCATTCAAAGTTGGCTCTCGCTTCTCAAGGGAAGGTGCAATGGTCATCGCTATAGCAGCATCTGAAGGGTTCATAACAAACAACATCGGTGATGATCAGTGGGATGACAAATGGCGAATAACAGAAATCGGTATGGAATTTAAGGAAGAGCTAAATGAAATTCTACGGAACGTCTTTGAAGACAGCGGAAACCACACTACTCATTGATGCTGACCTGTACTTATACAGGGCATGTGCAGCAGCAGAACAAGAACAAGATTGGGGCGATGACGTCTGGAGCCTATGGGCAGATCTAAAGATTGCAAAGGATATCTTTCGCAACAACATCTTAGACTTCTGCGCTAAGTTTGAGACTGACCAGGTACTACTAACGATCTCTGACAAAGAGAACTTTAGGAAAGACATCTACCCTGAGTACAAATCAAACAGGAAGAAAACACGTAAGCCTGTTGGGTACAAAGCCCTGGTACAGTGGGCTAGAGATAACTACGACAACATCACCGTCCCTAAGATGGAAGCAGATGATGTCCTTGGTATCCTTGGCAGCACACCAGGCAGCAACACCATCATTATCTCCGACGACAAAGATATGATGTCTATACCGTGCCGTCTCTACAGACCTCAGTCTGAAGAACGCATGACAATTGACCAGGACGAAGCTGACAAGAACTGGTTGATGCAAGCACTAACAGGGGATCCAACTGATTGTTATCCCGGACTGAAAGGTGTTGGCAAAGTCACAGCAGCAAAGATCCTGGGCAGTAGGCCGTCATGGGATCTAGTAGCACAAGCATACGCCAAGAAGGACATCCCACAAGCGGATGCCGTCGTACAAGCACAGCTTGCCAGGATCTTACGTCACACTGATTGGGACATAAAGACCGAAAGCATCAAACTATGGGAGCCAAGCAATGCATCACCACGACCAGCAGCATGACCCAGTAGAACGTCCACGACATTACAATAACGGGAGCGTGGAATGCATCGATGCAATGAAAGCAATGGCTGACGGAAGTGGCGTCGAAGGGCACGCTTCATACCTCTGGCAGAACGCATTTAAGTACATGTGGCGCTGGCCGTACAAAGCAAAACGCCTGGAGGATCTCCGCAAATGCTCCTGGTACTTACAACGATTAATCGAAACAATTGAAAAAGAAGAAGACATATAACATGCTAAAGAACATAACTAATAATGCACCATACGGCCCAACCATTGCTATCTCTGAAGAGATCCACGCAATGAAATACAGGTCAGTAGGTGAGTCATTCAAAGAGGCAATGACAAGGGTAGCAGAAGCCCTCAAAGACGGCGAAGGCCACTTCGATAAGTTTCGTGACATACTGTACAACCAGAGGTTTCTACCGGCTGGTCGTGTTCAGTCTGCAATGGGCGCCCCACGTAAAGTAACACCGTACAACTGCTTTGTGTCTGCAACGATAGACGACAGCATGAACGGCATCATGGATGCTGCAAAGAACGCTGCAAAGACGATGCAGATGGGTGGTGGTATTGGTTACGACTTCAGTACGCTTAGGCCTAAAGGCACATTGATCAAAAGCCTAGACAGTAAGTCTAGTGGCCCAATGTCATTCATGGGCATTTATGATGCTATATGTAAAACCATTGCATCGGCCGGTCACAGACGTGGTGCACAAATGGGTGTACTGCGAGTTGATCACCCTGACATCCAGGAGTTCATACACGCAAAGAACAACAGCACTGACCTGACACAGTTCAATATGTCTGTTGGTGTTACAGATGCATTCATGCAAGCAGTTAAGGACGGCACGGACTTTGACCTAGTGTTCGAAGGTCAAGTACACAAGACAATTGATGCCAGGGCATTGTGGGATGATATCTTACGCAGCACCTGGGATTGGGCAGAGCCTGGCATACTATTCATGGATCGTATCAACGCAAAGAACAACCTTTGGTACTGTGAAACTATAGCCAGTTCGAACCCATGTGCCGAACAGCCTTTGCCACCAAACGGTGCTTGTTTGCTTGGGTCTTTTAACCTGGTGAAGTACGTGCACACAGATGCCCAGGGAGACAGAGCGTTTCTCTACAGCTCTTTGATCAAAGACATCCCAGAGGTCGTGAGAGCTATGGATAACGTAGTAGACCGAGCCATCTTTCCACTACCACAACAAGAACAGGAAGCTAAATCAAAGCGCCGTATGGGCTTGGGTGTAACTGGTGTTGCAAACGCTATCGAGGCGCTAGGCTACACGTTTGGATCTGTTGGCTTCATGATAGAACTAGAGCGTATCATGCGAACTGTCCGTGACGAGGTCTATCGTACATCAATAGAGCTGGCCAAAGAGAAAGGTCCGTTTCCGTTGTACAGCGAGCTGATGTTATCCAGTGAGTTCTGCATGACGCTGCCAGATGATATCCGTGCAGACATACGTGAACACGGTATACGCAACAGTCACTTGTTGTCAGTAGCACCAACAGGGACAATCAGTCTATCGGCAGACAATGTATCAAGTGGCATAGAGCCGGTGTTCAGCCACTACTACGACAGAACTATTCAAACGTTTGATGGTCCTAGAGTAGAACGCATCGAGGACTACGGCTTCCGGGACTTTGGTGTCAAAGGTAAGACCGCAGACGAGCTGTCAGTATTTGACCACGTCAAGGTGTTGAACTTGGCATCTAAGTACGTGGACAGCGCTTGCTCAAAGACCTGTAACGTTGGTGACGAAGTTACCTGGGAACAGTTCAAAGACGTCTACATGCAAGCATATGACGGTGGTGCCAGTGGTTGCACGACCTTTAGGGCATCGGGCAAACGCTTTGGCATATTGAACGCTGCATCGTCTGAAGAGGTGGCTGCATCACCAGCAGTCGAGGTGGTCGATGACCATACGTTTGTCGATGAGCACGAAGGTGGCGCTTGCTACTACGACCCAAACACAGGGCTAAGAACCTGTGAGTAAGTAAGTAATCAAAAGAGGTAAAGTGTTACGGCAGCACGTCGGCTTCCAAATCCGAAAGACTAGGTTCAATTCCTAGTACCTCTGCCAAAAACTAATTATAAAGGGGCGACAATAGTCATGAGCATAACAGAAAAGAAATACGATAAAGAAGAGTTCTTGTTAGCAATCCATGAACATTTCTCACGGTATGAAAACAAAGAGATGCGTAAAGTACACGCAATACGAGGGAACATGTCAGGGTGGCAGCAGTTTGAAGCTGCAAAGGCCGGTGGTTTACGAGGTGCTGAAGTACGCATCGCTAAGTACGGGGAGACACGCAAGAATGACGTTCACAGTTGAGATCGAGAAAGACTACATGAAGGTCGTTACACTTGACGACAAGTCACAGCATGAGGATCTTGAGATCTACCTGGAAGACAATGGCACAGTGTTTATACGCCAGTTTGCAGAGACACTGAACGAGTACCAGGTGATACACATCAGCTACAAGCAGTTCATTGATATGGCAAAGTCATTAGAGGCTGATGCAGTCAACGGTATGTACCG